TTCTATTATTAATACTTCTTAATACTTGTTCAAGATATTTAACGATTTGATTTAGATAGGCAGCCTTTTGATCTGCTCTTTGTAAATCTGGATCAGAATCCATATAGATAGGCACATCTGTTTTTAATACTTTTATATCAAAAGGTTTTAATATATACACAGCAGAATCTGCTTTACCTGTATAGTATTCCCATTTATCTCTTACAAGTGTTTTATGATCTTGTTGTGCTTTCTTTAAGAGTAAAGAAAACTTATTAAAATGTTGTAAGTACTTGTTGTGTAATAAAGGTATCTTAATTGATTCCGAATCTAATTCAGTATCATCTAATTTAAAATCTTTATCCACTTGTTGTTGTAATTCTTCTAATGTCATATAGATATTATATCACCTTTTCTATTCATTGTAAAGCTGTTGTTCCATTTCGTCTTGTGTTATATAGGTAAGATTTTCACATGAACTCCATTCGGGTATTTTGGAAGCGGTTTTTGCTTCCTCCCCATCTCGGCTCTTATTGACCTTATAGAATTGCACGTTGCTAAACTTATCAAAGGTATTCTTATGTTGTAGTATCCAATTAAAGGTTTCATTTGGATTATTAGGTCGAGCTGCCAATGCGTCTTTATCGGCATAACTATTTGTTCCAGCATAGATGTTATTGACTTTTTTTGTATTTGAATAGAGATCATGTCCAACTATGTAAACTTTCTTGGCATGTAATTCACAAGCAAGATGTACCGATCGACTACCTGTTGCATAAGCAAAACCATCTACATCTGGCTCAATGTTTATAATTTTATCGTCTTTTGAAACGCCTGTAATGTAAGTGATACCTAAATTATGTCCTTTCGTAAGTGTAAACACTCCATCCGCACCATGATAAACAACTTCATCACCAATTCCCCAATCAGCATCAATTTTATCTGCCATTGTTTTTATCATTTCTTTTGCGACAAGTATTGGAATGGGTGTCCAATATCCTAAATAGATTTTTGACTTTTGTAGATTTGCATTACGATATATTTCATGAGCCATTCTTGAATCTAATGCGATCAACACATCAGGAGAAAAATCTCTATAGATTGCATTACAACCAATGACGGTTGCATAGTCTTTCATTTTAGAAAGGTTTAAGCCTGATCTTGATTGCCCATTACCTAAGCAGACGGCTGTATCGTTCCATGTTAAAGTTGTCATTCAAATTCATCCTATAACTGACTTGTTCTGATTGTGGTCTTGTAAGTATGATGTAGATTATTAAAGTAAGCATGATTCCTAAAAATATGAATAATTTATACCACTCTTTCATATTAGGTAGTCGATATTTGTACTATCTCATAATACATATAATTAAAACTTGCTTGTACTTGTAGATAATCAACATCACTTGCTTTCACATCATAAGAAAGCGATCCTAAAGAAATAGGAAAAACATTTTGAAATCTTATTTCTGTCTTTGCAATGTTCTTACTATTTAAAACGGTTAACGTTGCGTCTGAATATATACCACCTTCAGCAAGAGCCTTGTGTGTATTCATTCCTAAGGCAACTGAACTTGCAGTTGATCCTGGAAAACGATCAGCACCTGTTGCTTGTAAAGTTTTAAATTGATCGGAATCTTTTGGAAATCCTAGACCTAGTATCCAATCGTGCAACTCTTTATAATTACTTAAATTTTCATCTACAAGAAAAGAAACATCTAAAGTTGAAAAAGTCACCTTGTCACCAATACCTGCAACGTCTTTCAAAGGTGTTTCTTGATTGGTTGCCCCTAAAGCAATACCAGGTATGTTTGCTGTTTGTACAAAAAATTCAACCTTAGGCAGTTTAGTCATTTTAAATCTAAACTGTATTGGACTTGCATAGTCAGTTACCGAAGGCTGTCGAGTATTGACATTTGTTTCTGTCATTAATTATCTACCTTTGCGGATGCTCTCCATTGATAACATGACCAATATCTTGCCATCGTTTTAGGTCCTGGATTTGCACAATTAAATCTTGCACGAAAAGATTTACGTCTTGCAGGATTATCTCGTTTAATCGAAAGACCTGTTGTGTCACCAAATGATACTTTTTTTACCTTGTCACCATCTTGTACATAGACATAAAACTTTTTAGCGCCTCCACGAATGGGATCATTTAACTTAACCGTTTTACCTTGATAGACGGCCTCGGTAATCAGCAAATCTTGATATTGAGATTCACATATTGAATCAATAGCTTCTACTTGTTTAAGTGTTTTCATATTACTATTTATAACGATTATGAGATGGTGCCCCTTGTCCGATTCGAACAGACCGCCTGCTCATTACTGGTGAGCTGCTCTACCAAATGAGCTAAAGGGGCAATTATACCGCTAAAAAAAAGGGAGGTACAATTAAGTACCCCCCTTTTAAGATTGTCTTCTACTGTAGAAGTAGAAAGTAACCTACATAATGTTAGTTACTTTTGTTCTTCTGTAGTAAACGTTTTGGTTTCCAGCAGCAGGTGACGTTAAGTCAATTGCACCAGCACCATTAGTTGTAGCAAAAGGATTTGCAACCATACCGTATCTTGTCTTAAATCCGATTTTTGGTTGGAAACTGTCTTGACCAACTGCTCTTACCATTTGTAATGGTACGTAAGGACAATAGAATATCCCAGAGTCGTATGGTGAAGTACCTTTGTAACCTACAACGTAGAATTGTGACGCAGATACGTTTGCACTATATGGGTCAATGTAAACTTTAAATTTACCATTTAACACACCAGCGAAAGTATTTCCTGTGTCATCAACGTTTAGATTAGTAGAAAGAGCGGGAGCATAATCTAATACACCACTCATTTGAAGTGCCGAAGCAACATCAGCTGAACAGATAATTAGGTTACCTTTTCCACGTCTTGTTTGTTGACCAATTGCATTAGCATCTCTCTCTAGTTGGAATAATAGTCCTTTGAATTTCTCAACTGACCATCTACCATTAGAGTCTGTGTCTAAGTCAAATATTCCTGCAGTAGTCGTATTTACTTGAGCACCAGCTTTTGCAGTAGTGTAGATTGTTCTAACAACTTCTCTATTGATTTCCGCAAGGATTTCAGAAGAAAGTATGTTAGCAAGTTCTGTTTCAGCGTCTAGACCATGGATTGCTTTTAAGTCTTGAGCAAGTTCCATAGTGTATTCAGCCTTTAGAGCTCTTGATTTAGCAGTAACCGTAACTTTATCGATTGAGAAAGCCATTTCAGCAAACTCGTCTGTACCATCGCCAAGTGTTTCTGATTGAGTAGTACTCATTCCAGAACCAGTAGTGTAAGTACCAGCAGATGGTGAATCATTTAAAGTTGCAGGGTTAGTTCCTGAATGAGCATCAGGTGAACCTGAACCGCCAGCAGCATCTCTAGCAGAAAAATCAGAATCAGCTTCATCAAATAGTGCTTCAGCACCAGCTTGAGAACCAAATCTTGATTTCATTGCGAAGATAAGACCAGTAGGTCCTGTCATTGGTTGAACACCACAAATATCGTAAGCAATAAGATTAGGCATTGCTCTACGTACTAGTGATATTAAAACCGGATCCCATTTACCAACACCACCAGTGTCGGGCATAGTTCCACTAAAGTTAGCAGGACTTGCTTCTGTAATGAAATCTGAGTCTTCTCTAGTTGCTTTTTCTTGATTTTCAAGAATAACAGTCGTCACAGCTCTTTTGTAAGCATCGCCGATTTTTGGTAAATCTGGATGTTCCAATACTGGCTGCCATTTTTCTTGTAAGTTTTCAGTAAGATACATTTTTATCTCTCCTATTTCTAGTTAGTTGTAATTAAACTAAATCTTTACAGATTTAATATTTTTAGTAATAGCGGCTGTATATGCAGCCATAGCATCGGATTTGCCACTAGTGAAATCACTAGGAGCGTTAGCCGCAACTGCATCAACTTCTGACTTAGATGTTTCAGCAATTTCTTTTTTAGGGAAATAAGATTCTTTAACAGTTTCTAATTTTTCCTTAAATTTGTCAGCACTATCATACTCAATGTTCTCAGCCATTTTCTCAAATTTTTCTTTTTCTGTGTCAGCTAAATCTTTTGATACTTCATCAATTGCTTTTGCTTTATCAGCGTCAGAAACTTTTTTAGTTAAATCAACAGTTTTAGAAATTTGGTCATTTAACTTTTCTTCAAGTTTTTTGTTCTGAGATGTTAAGTCATCTAGTACATTGTATTTTTCTTCTGGAACATCAATATAATGTTCTTTGAATAAATCTTTAAGACCAGTAATAAAGTCCTCAGCGATTTCAGTTCTTATTCCTCTTTCAACCGCTAATTCATTTTCTTTCATCCATTCTTCAACAACATAGTTTAGGTATGAGTCAACTTTTTCGACCATAGCTTCTTTTACTGTTTCAGTTTCAGTTGAAAGTTTATCTTTGTATTGTGCCTCAAGGATTTGTGTTTGTTCCTTAATTCTTGTCTTAACAGCAGTTTCAAATATAGTAGCAGCTTTATCTTTGAATTCTTCAGATAAGCTAGCGTCAGATGAAACTAATGCTTTAACATCAGCAGATAAGTCGATTTCTATTTCGTCAGATTCAGCAACAACTTCTTTATCTTTTTTTTCTGTTGATGCTTTATCGTCTTCTGATTTCATAGATTTGCTATCTTTTGGTAAAGAACCATCTTTAGCATTTTTCTTCGCCGGATCTGATGTGTTTTGTTTTGCCTTAGAAGCAGCGTTTGGATTGCTATCAGTTGGTTTTACAACTGCAGGTCCCATATCTACTGCATCATTTTTAAGGGTTGCAGGTTCAGCAGCTGAAGCTTTAGAGATAACAATATTCTTTGCTTCTTCTACTTTCTCTACATCATTTTTAATGTCAGACATTCGGTTTCTCCTTGTTTAATAAAATTTAAATTTAAATTTCAGTATTATTAATATTTATACAATTAACCATCTTAATATAAACGCAATTAAATTAAGCTGCGTAGGTTATTAAAGTTTAGTTAAAAAGTCGTTAAAAATAGAGGCTTTTGTTTCTGCCAAATCGGCACGTTTAGCTTTTTCTATTTGTTGTTTATATTCTTCAACCGTTTTACTTTTCAGTATACCATTGTCCCATACCCACTCTTTTCCTTCCATTATACCTTCAACGAAAGCGTCTGGAGCACTTGGGTCAGCAACGATATCAGCTGCAGTAGCAAGGTAAAAATCTCGACCAACAGTACCGTTAGATATTGATCCCATACCTCTTGATGATACACCTAATTGAGCACCTTCGTCAATTAAATTCTTAACGATTTTACCGTAAGGAGTATCCATTACTTTAGCCTCACCTATGAAGTTTTTACCTTCTGGTTTTAGACTCGTAATCATATGTGAAACTCTTTCTAAGTTAACTGTAGGTCCATCTGGATGTCCTAGTTCACCGAAAGCACGTTTCTTATTAATTAGTTCAGTTGAGTATCTTGCAACTTCTCTTCCAAGAGTTTCAACAGGATAAGTACGACCGTTTCGGTTCTTAACATCTGCCTGCATAAAGATACCTCTTATCTTATATGACTTCCCACCAGCAGTATTAGCTTCTGTCAAAACTTCAATATTTTCTATTGTTTCTGTTATTAGCTTCATGTTATCTTTCCACCTTTTCTTTGTTGTAGACCTTGTCCACAATTCCTTGTTTTACTTCCTCTTGTTTTATCTTGTACTTTTCAGCAAAGGCCAATTTAAATTTTTCAGCAAGTTCGTGTTTACTTTTATTACCAACAATTCTTTCTAGTACTTCTCTTGCTTTATCTTTAACCATATTATCTTACTTCAATAATGATCGTATAATTGTCCCCAGCTACAAAGCCTTTTGTTGAAATTAATATATCCCCAGCAGGAGATGTACTAGCAGTCAATGTTGCATTATTAGGTATAGAGTTACCTGCCGTATAATAATCGTGATAACCTCTACCAGATAAAAAAGCAATTGTTGTATTAGCAGAACTTGTTCCACTACCTGCCCACAATAATTCAACACCTGATTTACCATTTGTTGTATTAACTGCCCACCAAATTTTCGCAACAGTTCTTGCAGCGTCTTCGGTCATAAAATTCAATGCACTAGCATCCATTTTTGTTACAAGTGTTTCACCTGATCCATCACACATATTAGTAAACTTCATCACGGTTTTTGTACCAGACGTATCTACAATTGTTTGACTTGTTACAACATCAGCCATTAATTATTTCTCCTAAATTCAGTTATTAACAAATAACTCGTTACATTTGAATCAGTTGTTAATAGTATTTGTTTATCGTTACCAAACTTTAATTGGTCAGGTCGTAATCCATACTTACCTTTACCAGTCAAAGTCAAATCGTTTTCTTCACTAGTGGCACTTAACGTTAATGTCCCAGTACCTTCTATCAAAATAAAACACTCAATTAAACTTACTAGTGATTTATTTGTACCACTCGTTAGTTCTTCAGCATCAACCATTATCTGATCGGTTTCACTTCCAATACCTTTTGATTGAACAATGTATTTAGAAGTCGTATTAACAACCGAAGTATTACTAATTGTCATAAGAAATATTAAGCAGTAAATCCTACTTCTTTTCTTAGTTCAACCAATATATATCCAGAAACTCCATAAGCATTACACTTTAGGTCTCCTGAACTTGCACCAGCATTAGTTGCATTGTTTTCAATCTTACCAGCAGTACCATCATAGTGTCCTGTACCTGCAAGATTGATTGCCTTAGTATCAGCAGATGAACCAACAAATTCAATG